ACTTTCATACTTTGAAACAACCACGGGACTCACCAATACGTCCTTTGTATACGGCTTTGATGCGCTTACGGAAGGCGATGTGCGGATTATTGGGTACATTGCGGACGTTCAGACGGATCTTTCGGGTCTTATCTCATCGGTAAACACCACGACTAAGACGATGACTCTTAGTTCAGCACCAACGGGTTACGATAAAATTCGCATCTACCGCTCAACCACGGTTCTTCCCCTTGTTGATTTCACAAGTGGTGCTGTGTTGTCCGAGGATGCACTTAATACCGCCTATAGGCACTCGTTGTTTGCAGCTCAGGAGGTCTCTCAGGACGCATCGAACAGCTCAAATCGCTCTGTGATCTTCACTGCGGACATCAATAACTTTGCAATTACCACTGATAAACTAGGTACTGATTCGGTAAATACCTCTAAAATTGCTGACAATGCTATTGCGACTATACTTATTCAAGACCTAGCAGTCACCACAGGTAAACTTGCTAACACCTCAGTCACAAGTGCAAAACTAGCAAGCAATTCTGTAATAACTGATAAGATCCTTGATGCCAATGTTACTACTGCAAAGCTTGCAAATACCTTAGATCTTTCTGCTAAAAACCTAACTGTCCCACCTAGTCAAAACCCATTTGCCAAGCAGTACTTTTTTGCTGTTGACCAGAAGGCACAAGGGGTCGCTGGTGGGTCTGCTGCGGCAACCACAACGGTAACCCGTACTCTCAACGTGCAAGTCGGAAACACCATCACAGGTGCATCCTTGAATGCCAATCAGATCACGTTGCCAGTTGGTACTTACTACACTGAGTTTAGGGCGCCAGCACTTTCCACTGGAGCACACGCTTGTTGGCTTAATAACAACACAGCGGGTGCGGTAGCCGTCTATGGAAGCAGTGAGTTTACTTCGGTAACCGCTTCGTCCTCCAGCGTCGGCTTTGGTGAGTTCACCTTGACCACTCCAAGCGTCCTTGAGCTGAAACACTACACAACCACAGCACGCGCAACCGATGGACTAGGAGAAGCCGTGAACCTTGCAGGTCGCCCTGAGTTCTACTCTTCAGTTAAAATCTGGAAGACAGCGTAACGATGAACGACAACACTCATCCTCCCGCTTTAATTGGACTTGTCGGTCTCGTTGCAAATATTTCCCTTGAAGAAGTGAACACTGGTATTGCCATCCTTGTTGGTCTTTCAACCTTGGTCTACATGGTCATTAAGATCCTTAAGGAACTCAAAAACAACAAAAAGTAATCTTATGAGCGAAGAAGTAAACTTTGATAGAGCCCTAAAAATGGAGGGTCTCCAAGACCTTTTGATCGACGAGTTCATCCAACAAATCAAAAGCGGTGAGTCATCTCCAGCACTCCTTAACGCTGCCCGTCAGATGCTTAAGGACAACGGTATCTACGCCACAGTAACCAAAAGTAGCCCCTTGGGTGAACTGGTGAACCTGTTGCCATTCCGAGATGAGGGTCTTGACCGAGTTGTCGGAGAATAATAGGATTAACCTACACTATGCACGAAGTTCCACATCAGCTTAAAGACTTCAGAAACTTCCTGTACTTGTGCTGGAAACACCTGAAGCTCCCAGATCCAACACCAATTCAGTACGAGATAGCCGACTGGATGCAACACGGGCCTAAGCGGGCTGTCCTTCAAGGGTTCCGTGGTGTTGGTAAGTCGTGGATCTGTTCGGCCTATGTTGTCCACCAGTTGCTCCTAGATCCCTCTAAGAACATCCTTGTGGTCTCTGCGTCCAAGACTCGTGCCGATGACTTCTCTACGTTCACGCTTAGGTTGATCCACGAGATGCCAATGTTGGAACACCTAAAGCCCACGGATAAACAACGGTTCTCCAAGATCTCCTTTGATGTTGGCCCAGCTCCTGCGTCTCACGCCCCCTCTGTGAAATCACTTGGGATCACCTCTCAGCTCACAGGATCACGGGCTGACATCATTGTAGCTGACGACGTGGAGGTTCCAAACAACTCAGCAACACAGTCACTCAGGGATAAGCTCGGGGAACAGGTGCGAGAGTTCGAGGCCATCCTTAAGCCCCTTGGGTCGTCGCGTATCTTGTTCCTTGGTACTCCCCAGTGTGAAGACTCGATCTACAACAAGCTCATTGAACGGGACTACTCGTGTAAGATTTGGCCTTCCAAGGTCATCACAATCGCCAAGAACGAGAAGTCCTATCAAGGCAACGTAAGCCCTTCGTGTGTCGATGATGCCCGTGAGGGACTCCCAAGTGAACCCCTTCGATTCTCCGAGCTAGACCTTGCTGAACGTGAGGTGTCCTATGGGCGCACAGGGTTTGCCATGCAGTTCATGTTGGACCCTAAGTTGTCTGACCTTGACCGTTATCCATTAAAGATCAACGACCTGATTGTGATGGACATCGACCGTGACAAGGCTCCTGAGAAACTTGTGTGGGCTCAAGCACCCGATCTTATCTGGGATGCCTCAGTACCCAACGTAGGGTTCACGGGTGACAGGTTCTATAGACCCTTCAGGACTGTTGGGGATCACATCGACTACCAAGGTTCCGTGTTGTCCATTGACCCATCTGGTCGTGGTAAGGATGAAACAGCGTGGGCCGTCGTGAAGATGCTCAATGGCTATCTGTACGTTGCTGAGTTCGGGGGTCTCCAAGGAGGTTACAGTGCTGACGTGTTGAAGACCTTGGCACTTAAGGCTCACCAACACAACGTCAACGAGATCATTGTGGAGTCCAACTTCGGTGATGGGATGTTCACGGAGATCTTTAAGCCTTACCTTGAGAAAGTCCACCCGTGTTCCATCAAGGAAGTCCGTCACAGTACCCAAAAGGAGAAGCGTATCGTGGACACCTTGGAACCCGTGATGAACCAACACAGGCTTGTCTTTGACCCTAAGTCCATCAAGAAGGACTACGAGTCTTGCTCGGTGTACCCCACGGACTCCCAGTTGCGCTACCAGTTGATGTACCAGTTGTCGCGGATCACCAGAGACCGTGGTGCGTTGACACACGATGACCGTCTAGATGCCCTTGCAATTGCTGTAGCCTACTGGGCTGAACACATGGCCCAAGATGCCAATAGGCGCATCGACGACCGCAAGGAGGATCTCCTGAAGGATGAACTGACCAAGCTTGCCGACTCTTATTTCAAACGAACCAACAACCAAAGAAACGTAAACCAATGGATGTAACAACTATTCTAAAGTCACTAGTGCCACCGTACAAAGCCCTGAAGGGGTCTAGGAGGCCCTTGGTGGCCCTTTGTGTAGGTCACAGCCGAAAAGGTGACAGCGGGGCTTGTAGTGCCTCTGGAGCCTCCGAATGGACGTACAACAAACAAGTCGCTGAATACCTTAGGGCTGACCTTGAGAAACGAAACATCAACGCTGTGGTCTTCACAACCTACGATGGCAAGGGGTACACTGGTGCAATGACTTGGTTAGCAACACAACTTGAGTTACTTAAGGTGGACTTTGCGGTGGAACTTCACTTCAACAGTGCTGATAGCGGTGCTGCTAGGGGCTTTGAGTTCCTTTACTGGAGAACATCCAAGAAGGGCCAGGGGATTGCCTCTTTGTTCCAACAAACATTCAAGAAGAACTTCCCAGACAACCTAAGCAGAGGCTCCAAGGGGCTCTCTAAGGATGACCGAGGTGGTTTGTTTGTACGACTACCCTCAATGCCCTGTGTGATCCTAGAGCCCTTCTTTGGTAGCAACATCCGTGAGTGGGAACTCTTTGGGAATGAAGCTGGCCAAAAGCGCCTTGGGGAAACATACGGTGAGGCTATCGAACTGAGTAGTCGTTTCTTGGGCCTCTAGGGGGTCTAGGAGCCTTTCTAGGGTATGACCGTGGTAGATGACAGCGGAAACAACCATAGACGTCTTAGAATGGCTCCTAGAGGCCCTTATTGAGTGACCCCTTTAATTCCCACGTCCGTGGATGAAACAAAGGGTGTGCTCAATGTGGGCCAAGGGTCTCTCCGTTGCAGTCATTCCATCGCTATCGCTCCGTCACTTCCTCCACTGCGTTCCGTTTCAACACACCTTCTAGGTTGATTGTTAATGATTTACCCCTAGAATGACTTTGATTGATGCACTACTAGGAAAAGGAAGCTTCGGTTTCCTTGTTCCCTTCTTAAGTTGATCTTAAGTTTCTTGTTTTGGTTTGAAGTTGTGGTTTCAACTGTAACAACTGCACTTAAGGTACACTTAAGGACACCGGGGGTAAGGGGGAAACTTTAAGATACTTAGAGTATCCTAGAGTAACTTAGAGTAACCTAGAGTATCCTAAGGTGAACTTAAAGTTCTCCGTATACATAACGACCATCATGATTACATTGCCAAGCTTTGAAGGACTCCCAGAAGTTCCCAAAGAATCCAAGGAACCCGCTGAGGAAGCCCTAGAGATTCTTGGTAAGATCATCTCAAGTGCCTTTAAGGGCTTTGTTTTGACTGTTGTTGATGAAGTAAATTGCTTGTACACAGCCACAAATGTAAAGCACAAGGATGCCGTAGAAATGCTTGAGGGTGCCATTGAGGAGTTCTTGGAGTGATTTAAGGAAGCTACTGGTGTTTTTGGGTGTCCTTAAGAATTTGGTACAAAAATCTGAAAGGGTATATACGTTTATGGGAAACAAAAATACCCCCCACGATGGGTCCACTGGCCGCGATTTGAACACCTGTGGATTGACCTGTGGGGAAACGTCCTACCAGCAGCAGGATCTGCGGAACACTAAGAGTGTCCTACGGTGGGAAAAGGGGTGTTTTTAGGACTGTTGATCCTTGTTAGCCGGAGGCGTCCTTATTGAGAATAGTCTCATTAGTGCATTTTTGGGTTTTTCCGCCTTTTTGAAATTGTCGCTGTTCGGTTGAACACTACCACAAGAGGGACACCGGAAGGACACAAGAGGGACACCGGAAGGACACAAGAGGGACACCGGAAGGACACAAGAGGGAC